GTTTGGCTTTAACACCTTGTGCGGATAATAGGTAGTGGGTTCTGAGATCTTCTCTCCAACCTAAAGGTCTTCTCTCAAGGTACTCAAACCAAGCTAGAACTTCCTCATGAGGCCAGCTCTTTATCTCTGGAACCCGTCTACCTAAAACTAATGCTAATTCGTGTAAGAAAAGGTCTTCACTGTCTAACCTTTTCTTCTTTATTCGTTTCCCGCTGAGTCCACCTTAGCTTCTTCAGCCGCAAGTCCGTTAAACCTAAGAACGTGCTCTGTAAGATCCTTAAGCATAAGCGGCGGGAACTTCTCAATTTGCTCGTCTTCGATATCAGCAAACTCAACAATTCCTGTTCTTAACAGGTTACCCATAGCAACTCGATTAGTATCCATCTCGTCCATGTCTTCCATTTCTTTTGCAATCTTGGAAAACTTAGCGACAGTACCGTAAGAAAGTTCGTTAAGGGTTAATTTTTGACCTCGAAAGGTAATTTTCTTATCTTGCTTAGTGTCATTTAAAAACTGATCAATATCCATAGCCATGATTATACTTCCTCATTCTTATTAGTGTTAAAAATATGCTTATTGTGTTCTTCAAAATCATCAATCACTCTCCTTACAGCATGTAAGGCGTGGAGTGTATTAAGGACTTCAATCCACTTATCTGACTTCTCTTCAAACTCTTCAAGTCTGGAAGAGGTCTTATAGAAACTAGTGTCAATAGCTTTCTTCATCTTATTTACAGTTACCTTCATCACATAAGGCTGATCGAAAGGTGTGTTAATTTCTTCTGACATGTTATCACCTGTATAGGTTAAATAAAAAATAAGGGCCTCCCGAAGGAGACCCCGTTATATACGCTATTAGGCGTAAGTAGAACCGTCAGCTGCGTAGCTGAATGGTCCTGCCATCTCACCGTCAAGTCGCAAAGTGACATTCAACTGGTTTGAGTCTGTGAGGTTAGGCACAATCTCAAATGATGCAACGCTTCCAACAAAGTAGAAGTCAGAGAACTCTCGGAGGTCTCCGTCGTCGTCAATGAGAGGAAGGTTTACACCGTTGTCGTCCTCTGCCTGCTTAGCGTTAGCCAAACGAACTCGGAACATACGCTTCTCACCATCTTCACGCATAGCAGCGATGAACGCGTGCTCTGAAGGAACATAGTTGAAAGTGAAGTCCATAGAAGGCGCATCAGACTGACCAGCGATCTGTGAAGATACTGCTTGTCCGTACTGAGGAACGTTTACGATGTTAGCTGGGATACCCAGATTCGGGAACTCACGGATACGACCGAAGTCAGCGGCATTAGCGCCAGCAACCCACGGTGTACCAATAGTTTCGAACTCTGCAGCCCAAGCTGAAGGGTCGTCACCCGTGCCAATAGTGTCACCAGCAGTGCCGGGTCCTTTGACAACAGGCATCTCGAGGTAAGTGAGGGATGTATACATTCCTGCACCGATTGAAGTAATATTAGGCATTTATTTTTCTCCTGAAAATTATTAAAAAGAGTTAAACTCTAGGCTGTAGTCAGCCCTGAATAAACTAGTGTCGTCCTTATCGATACCTCTAACGTTAAGAGTACCGTCATGCAATTGTGTAGAGTTACTATAGTTTGAATCAAACAGTGTAGACAACTTATCTGCAATCTCGTAGCATCTTGCTAGGCCTTTGTTAGACCTAGTGTATATTTGGATTATAATCATTCCCTTCTTATAAGTTGGCTTTGAATACTCAGGTACAGGCAGGGATGCGGGTATTATCTCATAAATAACAAACTCATCCGGCACTGTGTGAGGCCAAAAGTTAGCAGGGAAAGAAGTCACTCCAAAAGACTTCCAAGAGCTAGAAGCAAATACAGCGTCTATAGAAGATAGGAGTTCTGTATAACTAGCCATACAAACCTCCTTATCTAGTTGATACAATGAATAGAATAATATAGCCGTCATCAGTATAGTTAATTATACGATGATCAGCACCTTGAAAGTGAATAGTGTCAAACTTAGAGTAGTCCTCGGGTATATCCTTACGCTTAACAGTAACCTCTAACTTTTCAGTCACAGGTGCTACTCCAGCGCTTGTAAGGAAGTTATCCTTGGCTTTACCTATAATCCCTTTGAATACAGAAGACGTTTCCGTCCTCTCTATTACTTTAGAGGTTGTAGGGTCGTAAGTTGATTCAGCATCACATTTAAAGTACATCTCGGCTGTGAAAGCACCTACCATATCAAATGCTAGGTCTAACGAGCCGTCTAATAAACTTCCTAGACACAGTCCCATCACCAAGCCCTCCAAGGGGTTAGGCCACCAGACTCCGCTAATTCACCTAATGCTCTACGAACAAGGTGAGGAAGTCTGGCAGGGTATTGTATCTTAGTTAGTTTAATAGATGCTACGGCTATACTCTCTGCTTGTGCAGTGGTATCCAGAACACAAGGGTTCTCAATAAGGTGCATCGCCATCTCAAAAGTAGCCTTTTGCAGTCTAGCTGGTCGGTCAGGGTCTTCAAAGGCAACAGTACTATTGTATCTGTCATCAAAGTAAGAACCTTCACGAGGCCATGCAAGAGGCTGAGAGGTGGACACGGCGACACCAACATACGTTACAACGTCGTCAAGGTAACCAGTGGCAGTAGTAAGATACTCTTCCTTCTCATTGTTATTAAGAAGGTGCCACTTGTTACTGTTTGAGCGATCGATAAAGTATGCGTTAGCTTCATCCAAGGTGACATAGCTATTCATGTTTAGTTTGATAGCCATGAACCACCCCTTCTGTTATTAAGAGTGTAAGATCGGGAGGATGCCTAAGTTCAGGTAACCTGCTTCACTGCGTACCCAAGAAGCCGCTTGGTCAAAACCGCCAGCACCGGAGGTTTGAATAAACTGGACTTCAGAGCCATCCCAAGAGTAGCCCATTGGGTGACAGACGTAGCCCCAACGATACCAAATGTCAGTAGTACCTGAACCACCGTGAGCAGCAGCTGCTCGGTCCATTTCTACAGGCATAGGTACAGCAAGTGACTTCATAGTCAAAGCATCTGGCTTACAGATGAACGTAGTCTTTGCAGACTGATCGTTAACGTTAGCAGATGAAGACTGGTCGTTACCTGTAGCACGAGTAAGCAACAATCGGAACTTACCTTGGAAGATCGTGTTGAACACGAGGTTTCCTTCGGTGATAGTGGTCTCGTCTACGAGGTTAGCAACACGAAGGTCAGCCAGAGTCTCTGGGCTGGTAATCATGTAGTAGTAGGGAGCTTCATAGTCCTTCCAAGCCATACCCATAGACTTGAACAAACGCTCACCACGAGCTGCGCCTTTTACATTAGAGTCCGCATCGATAAGCTTGCGCTCATCAGCAGTGCCAGTTGCAGCTGCACCAAACTCACCAAGAGCGTTGATGTCTACGTAGAAACCAGTAGAAGCGTTATCAGCGTCAGTGTTGAAAGAAGTGATGCCGCCACCACGACCTACTTCGTAAGCCGCTACTCCGTTAAGAGTCTCGAGGACAGAGTTGTGCTCGTCTTGTGCCTTGGTCTCACCAAAGTCACGTGCGATCTTAGCAAGACCGTCTTCTTGTGAGATAACGCGTTGAACGTTAACTTCTTTTGCGCCGTGTGTACGAACAGTCTTAGCGTACTTGTAGAACGCTGTGTCA